GCTCACCATCTTTCACTATTACCCGCATTTGTCCAAAGGCTTCATTTTGGAATACTTGAATTTTGTTGGTGTTGTTCATAATAAAATCATTCCTCCTGTTATCTTTTTAGTCATTCTTTAGGTGCCAAAGTGGAACCCTTGGAGTTATCCTCCATAGTACCCACAAGTCAACTTGTAGGCACTAGCAAGACAACTTCTAATAAATTCCGTATTCACTTTCTATTTGATCTAATCTTTCTACTATCTCGTTAACGTCATACTCTATGAGTGTTCCAATGTCATACACTAGCTCAATTAAAGCTTCGTAACTTCCAATTTGTTTTTTCAAATCTTCTAAGTCTTTCATTGTTTCCTCCTTGTTATAATCCGAAGTTCCTTAAAGTTGTGTCCCAGTCAATCACTAGGCTAGCTAAGACAAGAAACATGATAATTTTGTCTTTCATAGATCAATCAATCCTCCCATTCAGTCCAATAGGCTTCACCAGCTTTATATAGTTCGACATACTCCGTTTCTGTATAGACTGTCTCTAAACAATCAGGACTACAATAGTATTCCTCGCCGTCCCTTATGCAGAAGCCTGCTTCAACGCTAACTCCACAGTGTTTACATCTACGTTCATTTTTCATAACTTATACCTCCTCTAAGCAACCTGTGGTAAGCCACCATTTGCCGTTATCATTTTTAGTAGGCATAAGACTTTGTACCTCATAAGAAACCTTCCTGAAGTCGCTTATTATCTTTACAATATCGCCTTTCCATAAACAAACTTCATCACCAAAATAAACGTCATGTGTTACCCGATAAATTCCACCCACTTTAGGCTCAACATCAGGTTTACAAGCTTCTTGATCATAGTAAATGTTGGGTGTGTTTACTAGTTCAGCGGCTACAAGGTTAGCCAGCGGGTCACCTAGTGTATCCCTTATTGTGTCAATAATATCCCTGTGGCTCATTATGATTACTTCTTGTCCCGTCTTGAGTGTAAGTTGTTCGATACTGTCGATCATGTAAACTCCTCCTTGACTGTTTTATAGAGGTTGTATCCTCTCTGCTAACCTCTAGGTTGCCCTAAAGGTCAGCGACAAGACACAATGGCTTTATCTTTCTTTCTTAATAGTTAGCTTATATTTTTGGATAACTGCATCAGCTTCTTGTTTCCAACGAGGTACAAAAGTAGTGTTTACATAGTCCGCTAATCTATTTTCTTTCATTGCTTTATAGGCTTCTTTTAATTCCTCATTATTACAACGGAAATGCGCTTTTGCTTTACTTGCATCAAAGCCCTGATACTTACTATTACCCATCCAGTAAGCTCCATTAGCTACTGCGTGCATTGGTACGCCGTTTATATCTGATAAATGCAGTGCTATTACATCATCAAAATGGCTGGTTATTGCTTGTATTTGCTCATGACAGCTCCCGCTACATAATAAAGTAGGTCGTCCTCTTTTGCCTGTCGCTTCATATACGTTTGCTGTTATGCTAAAATAAGGCTTCTGTTCTCCTAGTTGTGTGAGTTGGATATTAATATTAATGCGTCTTCCCTTACCTATGATTGTCGTTTTCATGCTTCTGCCTCCTTTAAGGTCTCAAAGTGTTTTATACTGCCCTTAATCATAAGAAAACATTTTCTTTCCTTGCACTCTGTGAGGTTAAAAGCCGCCTTTATCATGTTCTGTAATTTAGATGTTGTGATGCTGTAATAACAGTTGTTAAAAAGCAGTTCTCCTGTTTTGGTGTCTAAATCCAACATAAGCGTGTCATAGCTTTTTACGATATAATGGCGACCTGTAAAGACTGCCGTTGCGGAGCTACCTCGAAAGTCTCGGAGTTGCTCCAGTTTTGACTGCATGGCACTGTAAGGTGTATAAGTGTTGTTAGTTGTCATTTTGTGTTCCTCCTTTTGATTTTGTTTCAATATCATTTTTGATGTTGTCTATATCATAAATGGTATTTTTAATATTGTCAATACCTTTTTTGATATTTTTTTTATTATTTTTGATGTTGACAACATTATTTTAAGACTATATAATGAAGAAAAAGAAAGAAGGTGAGATGTAGATGAAAAAGGAAGATTTTATAAAAGATTGGAAGAAATTTTTAATTGATATAGGGAAAAGTGAAACAGAGTTGTCAAAAGAAGTAAAAATAGAACAATCAGGTATCAATAGACGTATTAATTCAGGTTCTTTTAAATACCTAGAGCTGTCAGAAATAGTAGAAAAATACGGTTACTCTATAAAAATTCATAAAGGGGATACAGAAAAATGACTGTAAAGAAAACAACTACAGCACGAAATGCAAAGCCTGCTTTTGTATGGGATGAAGAAACTTTAATAGGTTCTTTAATGAGTTCAGAAAAACAAAAAGTTTCTGTTTATCTATGCAAGAAAGATACAAAAGGGTACATTTCAGTCGTAAAGGCTGTAAAACTTAAAACAGGCTTTAAACCTACGAAAGGGTTTGCAATTCCCTACCACTCAGCACAACAAATTTCTGCTTTAATAAATAGAGCATTTAACGAAGGACAGAAAATGAATTATAATTCTGAATGGGAATCAGAAAGTAAAGCAGTAGAAGATGAAGAAGCAAAACTAAGTTCTGATGTGATTATTTATTTGTAATAGAAAGAAAACAGACAACAAATAAAATCAAAAGACACCTTGAAGGTATCCAAAAGGACGCTTTCAAGGTGTCTTTATTTCTTCGTTATTTAATCCTTAAGTATCTTTAAGTTCTTCAATATATGTGACACTTAATAATCAAACGACAAAAAAATACCCTTAAAGGCTCCATTAGGTAACCTTTAAGGGTATTTATGTTTTCTTTGCGTAATACTAAAAGTGACCCGAACGTCTCCCGCATAACAGATTTAAAATAAAGAAAGTTTAGCACATTCGGGACACTTTTAGTCCCGCTATTGTAAACTTTATGTGAACTAAATTTAGCATCAGGTACTAAAAATTTAAAAAATAAGCGTATGTTCACCGTTTGACAGTGGCTTAAATAGTGACTTATAGTAACCTTAAGCACACCACAAGTGACAAGTGTAAGTATAGTGGATACTTGTAGTTCCTTACTGTCTGTTCTGTGCTGTCTCCCTCTCTGGTTCTCTGTGTTTCTGCGGGTGTTCTAAGTGTCACCCATATGGGGGAAGTGGGAGCGCACGCAACTTTAAGCACCCTCTCGCAAAATTTTCTCCAAAAATTCACTTTGAAAGGAGCGTAATATTTATTATGCGGAGACCAAAAGGCGAGGGTTCAGTTACTAAATTATCAACAGGGAAATATAGAGCAAGAATAGAGCTTGACCCTATGAACGGAAAAAGAAAATGGTTATCAGTTATCAGAGATACCGCCCCTGAAGCACGTAAAGCACTTAGGGAACTTTTGAGGAAGAAAGAGGTACTAGAAGTCCAACAAGAGTATAACGACTTGTTCCCGGCTGTTGTAGCCGAGTTTATAACTACCTGCAAGACTAAGATGCTTAAACCAACTACTATTATGCGGTACGAACTTGCTCTTAATTTTTGGGTAGATACCTTTAAGTATAAAAAGGTATCTCAAATAACCACTAAGGAGATCAATAAAGGTATTAGTATTTTAAATGATAAAGGTTTAAAAACGGGGTCTATTAGACTATCTTTAGTGATACTTAGCTGTTTATTTAATTACATGATAAAGCTCAATTACATTAAGGTAAATCCGGTAACACATTGTGCTATACCGAAAAAGGTACGCACTAAGAAAAATATGGAGATTGTAAGTGAAGATGAACATAGACAAATATTAGATTATCTAAAACCTCTCTATGATTACTTCCGTCTCACTGGTGAAAAGACAATCAAAGCCCGTATGTATGTAATTTATCTCCTTGCTTATAACACAGGGATGCGTGAAGGTGAAATAGCAGGTCTTACATGGGACTGCTTAAATGTAGACAAAAAGGAAATATCAGTACACCAACAAGTAATAAGAGCTGACGGCAAATATCAGATTGTGTCCCCTAAAACAGAAGCATCTTATCGGGAAGTCACAATATCAGACAAACTTATCAGTCTCTTATTGGAGTTACAGGAAAACTATAGGAAGTTAGGTTACTCAACAGACTTCATTTTTGGGAGTCTATTCAAAAAAGATACACCTACTCCACCTGCCAATATAGCAAGGGTTTTCAAACAGTGTCTTAAAGGTGCTGGTATTAAACGACATATTACCTTCCATGATCTACGACACACTCATGTTACCTCTTTACTCGAAGCGGACATATCAGTCAATACTGTGGCTGAAAGAATAGGACACGCCTATGCTTCCACGACTTTTGACATCTATGGACACGTTTTGAAACGAGCAAAAGAAAGAGCGGCAGAGATATGTTGCGATTTTGGTAGCTAATCCTCAAAAACACGTGTCACTATTATTATCGGACATTGTTATCAAAAAGCCACTATCGTGTCACTATTATTGTATTTTAAAGGGTATTTTGAGGTACTAAAAGGGTTTCTAAAAGCTGGTCGTAAATCCTGTAGAACCGCATAAATACAACAGTTTTCAAGCATTTCGTATGGTAGACGAATTTTGTGTCAAGAAGAATTATGTATACATGAACTTTTGATGTTGCCAGAAGTACTTTTTTCTTATACAATGAATACGGTCTCAACCAAAGGAGGGTTTACCATGAAAAAAATTAAAACAGTTCTAGTTGCTAACCGCGGCGAGATCGCAATCCGCGTTTTTCGTGCTTGTAATGAATTAGGCATCCGTACTGTAGCAATATACTCTAAGGAAGACACTTTATCTCTGCATCGTAACCGTGCCGATGAGGCTTATCTGGTCGGTGAAGGCAAAGGCCCCATAGACGCTTATCTTGATATTGAAGACATCATGCGTATTGCCCGAGAACACGATGTCGACGCCATTCATCCCGGCTATGGCTTTTTATCAGAAAACAGCCAACTGGCTAAACGCTGCGCTGAAGAAGGATTCATCTTTATCGGTCCGCGTCTTGAACACCTGATAATGTTCGGCGATAAGATCAATGCCCGCACGCAGGCTGAACTGGCTGGTATTCCAATGATTCCCGGTTCTACCGGCACAGTCAGCAGCGTAGAAGAAGTACGTGCTTTTGCGGGGAAACACGGTTTCCCGATCATTATCAAGGCTGTTAACGGCGGTGGCGGACGCGGCATGCGTATGGTAGCTTCAATGGACGAGCTGGATCAGGCTTACAGCCTTGCCAAATCAGAAGCACTCAAAGCCTTCGGCAGTGACGAGATCTACCTTGAAAAATATCTGCAAAACCCTAAACATATCGAAGTACAGATCATCGGCGATACCCACGGTAACATTGTACATCTGCACGAACGTGACTGTTCCGTACAGCGCCGGCATCAAAAACTGGTCGAAGTTGCTCCTGCTTTCTCTCTGCCTCAGCAGCTGCGCAGCCGTATTTGCGAAGCAGCCGTTAAATTGATGAAAAATGTTGATTATATCAGTGCTGGCACAGTTGAATTTTTAGCAACACCGGACAATAATTTCTACTTTATTGAAGTTAATCCAAGAATTCAGGTTGAACATACAGTTACCGAAGAAATCACCGGTATCGATATTGTACAAACACAAATTAAAATTGCTGAAGGCTATTCCATCCATGACCCTGAAATAGCGATCCCCGAACAAAAGGACATCATTACCCATGGCCATGCTATCCAATGCCGTATCACTACGGAGGATCCGGCCAACAATTTTATGCCAGATACCGGTAAACTGATCGCTTATCGCAGCGGCGGCGGCTTTGGCGTACGCCTGGACGGAGGTAATGCGTTTACTGGTTCCGTCATCACCCCGTACTACGATTCTCTGCTCGTTAAAGCAACCACCTGGGGACTGACACATCAAATAGCTATCAGTAAGATGCTGCGCTGTCTGAAGGAGTTCCGTATACGCGGCGTTAAAACCAATATTCTCTTTTTGGAAAATGTACTGCAGCATCCGCAATTCACTGACGGCAGCTACAGCACTAAATTTGTTGATGATAATACCGACTTGTTTATTTTCCCTAAAACACATGACCGCGGTACCAAACTGCTCAATTATATTGCCGATATCTCTATCAATGGCTATTCTAACGTAGGTGTACAGCCAAAACCGGAATTTGCCCCACTGAATATGCCCAAGCCCTTTATCGGTAAGATTCCTGATGGCAGCAAACAGGTTCTTGATGCCCATGGCCCTGCAGGATTGGCAAAATGGGTACAGGCCCAAAGTGAAGTACTAATCACTGATACCACTTTCCGCGACGCACATCAGTCATTGTTTGCGACTCGTCTGCGTACAAACGATATGATGAAAGTAGCAGCTGCTACAGCAGGAAAACTTCCAAACCTTTTCTCATTCGAATGCTGGGGCGGCGCTACCTTTGACGTTGCTTACCGTTTTCTCGACGAAAGTCCCTGGGATCGGCTGCAGCAATTCCGTATAAAAGCACCTAATATTTTACTGCAAATGCTGCTGCGCGGAGCCAATGCAGTTGGCTATACCAGCTATCCTGATAATGTCGTCAAGGAATTTATTCATCTGGCCGCCAAAAACGGTGTCGATGTTTTCCGCATCTTTGACAGCCTCAACGGACTTGATAATATGCGTCTTTCCATAGATACTGTGCGAGAATGCAATAAAGTTGCCGAAGCGGCACTGTGCTATACCGGCGATATTCTGGACCCCCGCCGGGATAAATATGATCTGAAATATTATGTGGATATGGCTAAAGAGCTGGCAGCCGCCGGTGCCAATATTATTGCAATCAAAGATATGGCTGGACTGTTAAAACCTGAGGCGTCTTACC